TTCTCTTCAACCAAAGTTTCTGATATTAGATACCATAACTTCCTATGTTATGAGTCTAATGCACATCAAATAATATTCACAACATATCATTCATTGCACAGAATACAAGAGAGTGATATTGTAGTTGATGTAGTTTACTTTGATGAAGCACACAATAGCGTACAGAGAAACTTCATCGGCCCTGTTGAGCATTTCTCATGGGAATCTGATAGGTCTTACTTCTTTACTGCTACACCTAAGCACAGTCTAACACCATTCAAGGCAGGTATGAATGATCCTGATATATTTGGTCAGGTTATTTGCAACGTACCAGCTCCTGATTTGGTTGATGCTGGTTACATTCTACCACCAAAGGTAGAAGTATATGAGTCACGTTTACTTCAAAAGCATGAGTTAGTAGCTGATGTTGACTGTGAGCAAATGATTGATTCTCTTGATAATATACAGAAAGATAAGGTTCTTATCTGTGCTAAGTCAACCAAACAGATTACAAACTTAGTATCTCAGACAGACTTTTGTTGCAAATTAAAAGAAAGAGGGTATAATTGGATGTACATTACTGCTAAGACTGGTGCAGTAATCAATGGTAAGAAAGTTGGTAGAGATAAGTTCTTTGAGGTATTAAATACATGGGGTAAAGATGGATGGACTAAGTTTGTAGTTCTACATCATAGCATCCTATCCGAGGGTATCAACGTAAATGGACTTGAGGCCGTCTTGTTCTTAAGATCTATGGATTATATCGGTATCAGTCAAACGATAGGCAGAGTGATCCGTAAAGGGGCAATTGATAAGGCATATGGTCTAGTTTGCGTACCAGTTTACTCTAAGGTGGGTATCAGTACAGCACGTAAAATAGAGGCTGTGGTTGATACTATTTTTAACAAGGGGGAACCCGCTATTTCAACAGTAACAAAATGACACTTAATTTTTCAGATATAAGTAAGGGAATTGAATTTAAGCAATTCTTACGTTATGGTGAGAATCCTCATCAAGAAGCAGCATGGTTTACTTTTCCTGAACAAGGATTAACCAATGCTAAACAATTACAAGGTAAAGAACTAAGTTATAATAATCTTATTGATTTAGAAGCAGCAATATCTACAGTACAAGAGTTTCCTGATGAACCTGCTGCTGTTGTAATTAAGCATACAAATCCTTGTGGTGTGGCTATAGGAAAGACAATAGATTCTGCATTAACAAGAGCATTAGATTCTGATAGAGTCAGTTGCTTTGGTGGTATCATTGCACTCAATAGAGAAGTCAATGCTGCTTGTGCTAATGAAATAACAGGTGCTTTTTATGAATGTATCGTTGCTCCTTCATTTAGTGATGAGGCAAAGGAAATACTTGCTGCTAAAAAGAATTTAAGATTACTTCAATTGGATGTGGATAATATGAAACTATCCACTTATAATGTTAGGAGTATTTTAGGTGGAATTGTAGTGCAAGAAAGAGATAACAGACCAGTCAATATTGATGATTGGAAGACTGTTACTGAACGTCAGCCCACAACACAAGAAGTTATAGATCTCACATTTGCATGGAAGGTATGTCGTCATGTTCGTTCTAATGCTATTCTAATTGCTAAGAACGGTGCTACAATAGGTGTTGGTGCTGGTCAAATGAACCGTGTTGGTTCTGCTAATATTGCATTAAATAGTGGTGATGTTAATGGTGCCGCATTAGCAAGTGATGGGTTCTTCCCATTTGGTGATAGCGTAAGATTGGCAAATGATTATGGTATCAAAGCAGTCATCCAACCAGGTGGAAGTATCAAAGATCAAGAGTCTATTGATGCTTGTAATGAACTTGGAATGTCTATGATATTCACAGGCAAACGACATTTTTTACATTAAACAATTATGACTTCATCAGTAGTATTGGTCACTGGAGGATTTGATCCTATACACAGTGGCCACATTTCATTATTAAGATCTGCAAAACAGATAGCACCTATGAGTGCATTAGCAGTTGGATTAAATTCTGACTTGTGGTTAAGTAAGAAAAAGGGACAACCATTTATGCCTTTTGATGATCGATTATCGATTGTTAGATCATTAGAAATGGTTGATAATGTCCTTGAGTTTGATGATATTAATGGTACTGCCTGTGATGCGATTGCTCAGTGTCTTGAAATATATGATAAAGTAATCTTTGCTAATGGTGGAGATAGACACAATGAAAACACACCTGAGTTTAACTTATATAAAGATGATGATAGAGTCATATACAGATGGGGTGTAGGTGGAATAGGTAAGAAACAATCATCATCATGGATTCTTGAAGCATGGGATGAAAGAGATAGATGAGAGATATAATTCTATTTGGTGATTGTCGTGAGACTCTTAAAGAGTTTGATGAGAAGTCTAGATGTTGTATTACATCCCCACCTTACTATGGCCTAAGGAACTATGGTGATGAACAGGATCAAATTGGACATGAGCAAACACCCGAAGAATATATTCAACAAATGGTTGAGGTCTTTCGATTGGTTAGAGACTGTCTAACTGATGATGGTACTGTATGGTTGAACATGGGGGATAGTTATTATAACTATAGACCAGGAAAAGGACAAGCATTAGTACAACAAACACTTGCATCTAACAATCAAGATCTCCCAGACAAATGTGCAAGAAGAGGTAATAAGTTAGAAGGATTGAAAGAGAAGGATCTTATTGGTATTCCATGGATGTTAGCATTTGCTCTACGTGCAGATGGATGGTATCTAAGACAAGATATTATATGGAATAAACCTAATCCAATGCCTGAGAGTGTAAGAGATAGATGTACCAAGTCTCATGAGTATATCTTCCTGTTAAGTAAGAATCAGAACTATTATTTTGATGTGGATGCTATCAAGGAACCTACAAGAAGAAAGAGATCTGTATGGGATATAACCAAGAAACCATATAAGGATGCACACTTTGCGGTATTCCCACCTGATTTGATTGAACCCTGTATCAAGGCTGGTAGTGAGAGAGGAGATATGATCCTTGATCCATTCATGGGCTCAGGAACAACTGCTATGGTTGCTAAATCATTAGGTAGAGACTACATGGGTTGCGAACTACATGAGGAGTATGGTAAACTAATACGGGATAGATTGCAACCATATCATAATCCATTGGAGAAGTTTTATGAAAACAGTTGAAAGACACAAGTATGATGGTAATGACATCATAGCAACTAGAACACTTGAATTTGATCCATTTCCTTATATGCACATAAGAGATGTAATGGAAAAGGTGCGTATCTTTTTAACTCCTGATATATTAAAGAAGAAGAAACTAAAATTTCCTGATGATGTTATAAAGTATCCAAAATATGGCCATTGTTACCATGCGTCACAGGCACTATACTATCTTATGGATACTAATAGTTTAATACCTTATAGTGGAGTAGATTATAGAGATGAAAAGCATTGGTGGTTACAGGATGGAGATGTGATATATGATTGTACTGACGATCAGTACTGGGTTAAATCAAAATGGCCACCTTATGATACTGGTAAACCAAGCAAGTGGTATGGATGGAAACAGAGACCACAACAGTTAACATTTGACCTTATGGTCAAGGTATTGGGGAAGAGATTGGTACGGGATACCGTCAGCCCTTGACAAGCGGTACGGGATGATATATAATATGGATTAAAGAAACAAGTTGCTTTCCAGCAGACCGTTTCAATTCAAATAGTTGCTAACCAGCAGAGGAAAACAAATGTCTATTAAAAGACGTAAGGGTTTCGGCCCAGATCAAGTTATCGATCTTGACAAGTATGAAAATCGTTGGACTGAGGAAGAGATACAATCTCATGTTAAACGAGGTAAATTCATAGGATTTAGATTTCTTGATTTATCAAAGTATGGTGGAGATCAATACCATGAAGACTTATTAAATATTGCCATCAGAGCTGATGGTAATAGAGATAATGCAGATAAGGCAATAGCACAATCTTACATAAAGAAGGGATGGAGATATGAACCATTTCCCCCAATTATAGATGTAAGAGAAAAAGTAAAGGATGGAAGAACAAGAATAAGAGGAGCTATTATATCACGTGAAACATTTATTGCTGTGGCAGTTTTTGATTATCCTGAAGAAGAGGATAAGGAAACTGCCTATGTTCAATCTTTATCTGAGGGATTGATTGGTAATGATGATCTTATTAGTAGACCTACAAAATATAAAGACCTTCATGAGGCTGGTATTTCTGCTGTTACCCAAGGTAATGTAGAGCATGATAAGACTGAGATTGCTAAATTAGTCACTAATGAATTTGAAGCAGAAAGGTTTATAGATGCTAAAGATATACCTTATTTGGTAGAAGAGATCTATGAATCAGTAGAAGGGGGTAAAGAGGCTATTTGGATTCCTACTAGAGAGGAAGTTTTGGCTTACATAAGCAAATCTCCTGATCTTCCTGGTGATGCTTGTCTCGAAGGAGAAGTATGTCTTGGAGGTAAAAGGGTATTTGTTTATGCAGCTCCTAGTAATAGTAATCAAGGTCGGTTATGGGCAAAAATTGCAGACCAAATCCCAGAAGAGTCTTATGTGGTTCTTTATACAACTATTAAGATTCCTTCTAAGATTGAGACAGGATATGGCGAATTCATGGAGTATGTTGATGGGAGGTACAAAGAGTGCTTTGATATTGTTAATCGTACTGCTGCATCTACAGGTTTTAATATTAATATTAATCCCCCTACTGAAAGACCTTGGAAACTTCTTGGAGTTCTTCCTCAACTCAATCAAGATGAGACACATCAAACATACCGTAAAATGCACAAATTGATTAAATTAGAGGACTATTGCTAAACTGTCACAAGAGGGGTTGTAAGACCCCTCTTTTTAGTATATAATATGTACATACCAAAAGAGGAATCTCATGCGTTGCGAAGTTAAACTCTATGTGGCTGGTCAAGTCTTCGTTGAAGAGGTTCAGGCACGTAATTATGATGAAGCAAGAAAGACTGCCTTAGCAAGAAATCCATCTGCTACTGTAGTAAGTGTAAATGCGAAACTCTAATTATCAAACCTTCTATAAGGAGGAGATAAAGAATAAGACTGGTTATGTTACCAAAGATGGTACATGGGCCGCTATACCCACTATGGATGGTGGTAAGAAACTTGCTATCATCCATAATGGTGAATGGGTTCACACATCTAGGAACTATGACTGTGCAGTAACCTACATAAAAAAAGAATCAAAAAAGAAATGAGTCTGTTAGATTCCTTCCGAAACAACATTAAGAATATTTTTGTTGGTTCTCATAGGGGTGAGGATTTTATAATAGAAAATCTCACTAAGAAGAAAGAAATGCCTTCCAATGCAAACGATCTTGGAGTAGATCCTAACGACTGGTTTGATGATAAACCACATCCTCATGACTCTATGCCTGTAGCAACAGACAAGTCGTTTGATTGGGAGGATACAGCCCCTTCCGAGTATGAACCACCATCCAATCCCAAAGAGGAGGACATTACAATGCACGAAAAAATGTATCGAATTGCAACGGCAAACTATAATCCATTTGCAGTCGGTGGATCAGAAAGTATCCATGATTTTGATCCAGTAGGTGGATCCGAGGAGGCACACAAATGAGCGAAACTAAACAGGACAAGTGGGATCGTGGTAGAACTCTTATGTTGGAGTCTTTACATAAACCTGATGATAGATTGAGAGGATGTGCTCATAACCAAGAATGTTATCATGAGTTGTTGGAAATAAGAGATGAAGTAGTTGAAATTGTTAGATCAATGAAGAATCCTCATACCGCACCTTTAAAAGCAGGGGATAAGAATAGTAATCCACCAGTTCATTCTATTAATGGTATTAGTGTTGTTGTATTGGGTGGAGCATTAGGGCCAAATTATATGAAAGATTGGACAGAAGAACAAGTAGCAGAGTACGAAGAGTGGAAAGCTGCAAATCCATTGGAGTTATAAAATGGCCATTTATGATGATGTAAAGATCACTATCAACCTTAATGAGTTGGTAGAGATCAGAGCAAAACTTATCTCTCAATATGATGATTATTCAGAGAAAATATCTAAGG